AACCAAAAGATGCAGACTGAGCAACACCACCTGAAGTATATCCGTTCAATGTAGCTAACATATTGTCGATGTCGAAAGACAATCCACGGTTAACAAACACTACGTTTTCTTCGATAGCTCCTTGTTTGTCTAAACGAGAAACGATAGAATCCCACTCAGATAAAGAAGTTGGTGAACCACCACCCCAAACATTTCCTCTTTCGTTAACAACGTAGAAGATACCTTCAGAACCACCTTGACCATTTCCTCCAAGTACAGCTGCTGCACCTGAATTGTTTTGAGCAGGAACTGCTTCAATCATAGCTGTTTCTAAATAGTCTTCAAAACGTAAACGAGTTTCGTGCTCTGATTTCAAATACCACAAGTAACCTGTAGCACCGTTTTCAGTAGTAACTTCAACCCATCCGATTTGAGCCATATCAGAACCATTAACAGCATATTTATCTTTAATGATAATAGGCTTGTTAGAGAAGATATCATCTTCTGCTTCTAATGAACCAACCATTCCGTTAGTTCCTTTTTTGAACTCAGAACCATAAATGAATACAGTACATACAGAAGATACAGCGAAAGCTTGTCCTGTTGCTTCGTAGAAAGCTACTGTGAAAGTAGTTGCTGAAGGAACCGCAGTAACGATTGCTTTGTTGTAAACACCTGCAGTTGCACCTGTAGTTGCATTGTTTTGGATCATAAGAGTTTGTCCAACTCTAATTGCGATGTAAGAAACACCTGCATCAGCTACAGTGAAAGTTGCTGTGTTAGCGTTAATTGCCGCTGCTGTTGTACACTGAGTGTATTTAATGTGAAGACGACCTTGTTCTGCCCATTTGATTTGGTCAGAATTAGAAGGCATCTCAGCACCTACCATTCTCAAGAATGATGCGATGGTTCTATTACCATATCTTTCAAATTCTTTTTCGTAAGTATCAGGAAGATACTGATTCAAGAAGTTAAAATTGGTAATATAGTTTGTCTGTAATGCTACCTGCTCAGCACTTGGCTGTAACGCATAGGTAGGATTAGATAATAATGTACCTGCCATTTTAATTAATTTTTAAATTTATACTCTTTTTATACTGCGGATTTTAAGACTTCTACCGGAATCAGGATTAACCGCTTTTACCTGCATTCCATCCGTTGTTTTTGCTACTTCAGGTGCTCTATTAGTTGACATTTGAATGTTTTTAATGCTCTTCATAGTACCTTCTGTGGCATCAGCTTGACCTTGTTCGTAAAAGAACTTGGCAAACTTCTCAGGATTCATAGCGACTGCTAATGATTTGTGATAACCCGCTGCATCTTTAATTAACCCTTGCTCATCTAAAAACTTATTAATAAAGTTAGCAGGTGTAGCTTGAGCTCTTTTAAGTTCATTGGCTTCTCCGGGATTGAAAGTGATTTTTTTATCATTAACATTAAATTCAAAACCTTTGAACTCTCCGTTAAATACTTCATCAGATTTTTGGTTAAACCAATTTCTCTTTCTTTCGTTCTCTTCGTCAATCGTCCTCGCTTGTTGAGTATATTGCTTATAGTTTTCGTAAATTTCTCTTTCCTCATCAGAAACAAGTGGTACACTTGACTCAAGCGGCACTTTGTATTTTTCTTTTTGAGAATTAAAAAACTTTCTTGCCTCAGCAACAGCCTTCTTTTTTGTGATCTTAACTCTTTTAATATGTGATTCATCGTCAATATCTTCATCAAAACGATAATCATCCATTAAAGAATCAATATCATCAGCATCAAGTCCTTCTTGAGTTGCTGATAAATAACTTTTAAGTAAACTTTCAGGCTCCATTGAATCATAATCTTTCTTAAGATTTAAGAAATCTTCAAATCCCCTTCCTGTTTCCTTTTTATATTTCATATAAGCAGCGACATCTTCAGGTAAAGCCTCAGCTTCTTGTCTTTCAGATGTTAAATCATCTAATGAATTTATCTGCTTATTATATCTTTTACCAATATATGAAAGAACTTGTTCTTCACTTAGTTCAGGTTGTTGTACGTTATCTTGTATAATATCTTGTACAATATCCTGCTGCTGTGTATCTTCTTGTACAATATCTTGTACGTCTTCAAATTGCTGTTCGTGCTTATCAAGTAACTCTTGTTCTACTTGAGCAACTCCTTTTTCTTCAGAGCCATCTAATAATCTTACTTTTAATTCCATTTTAATTTGATTTTATTTGATTTAATTTTTTACAAAGCTATACAATTTTTTTGATATTTTATCGAGGTTCAAATTCTGATAAGTCAAAGCCATCTAAACTATCTTCATTAGATTCAAAATTTAATGGAGGTAAGTTGTTTTTTCTTTGGTCTATTAGTTTTGATTGCTCTGTATTTTGTTGGCTAATACGCTTAGCCTTAGCATCTTCTCTTTCCTGCTCACGTTTACTTAATGTTTGCATCTCAATACCGCTTAGCTGTTGATTATATTGAAACTCTTCAGCCATTAAGTGAGATTTTAACTCAGCTTGTACCTGCATTGTTTTAATATTATACTCAGTCTCCATTTGTTTTAACTGCATCTTAGTCTGTAATTCAGTCTGCATTTTTTGAATAGCTAACTGACCTGCCATCTCTTGAGATTTTAATTGTTGTTGAGCGATCATTGCTTGTTGTTGCATTTTCATTTGCTCTTCACGATCTTGTTTCTTAATTCGCTTCATTTTCAATAATTGATTAGCAAGTTTAAGATTTCTAATCTCACGAATATCAATCGCATCCTCAAGGTTAATATCTCCTTTAGATAATGCCATTTGAATATTAGCTTCAAGTTGTGCTTTTTGTTCTTCATCAGGAGCAACCTCGATAAAGATACCGAAATCATAAATATAAAGGTCAGAAATATCTCCTAATATAGATACATTGTATCTACCTATTTGGTTTATAAACTCATCTTTAAAGTCAGAGTACTCTAATATATCTCCAATTCTATAAGTCAATGCTTCTGCCATTGAACGATAAATATATAAACCACCTTCAAGAATATGACGAGTAGCTGTATTTGAATTTAAAGCTGCTAATTTTTGTAAACCAACTAATGAATTAGGGTCAGGAGTAGAACCATCTCTTGCTTCATTTAATCCGGTTACAGTTCTAATCATATCCATATAATGATTATAATTAGTAATAAGCATTTGAGTTTTTCCTACACCTGTATTAGAATTTAATTGTGTAATTGGAATTTTTGCATTGTTAAAATCTCCATCTTGAGTAAAGCTTCTACCAATTACCGAACCCGTTTGGAAATATAATCTTAAAGCATCTTCAGGATTATAAGCCGCTCCGGTTCCTAAGTCAACCTCGTTAAGACCATCGGCATCAATAAATACACCATCAGGTACAACACGATTAATTACTTGTTGTAATTTTAAATGTGTAATTTGGATAAGGTCAGCAAATGGTATCATTCTACGAACTAAAGACTCAATAGCTCCTTTATACATACGTGGTGCTGATGCAATATAATTTGGTAATGCGTGTTGTGAAGCTGACTTTGGTCTAACCATATTCTCAGACATTCTCCATTGTAATAACATATTGGTACCCATAACCATAATACCTTCATACCACACGTCAATAGTTTTTTCTATTTTCTCAAAGTTTCCTTCTTCCATCATCTCTGTTGGAGGATTGAAAGTATCATCTTTTTGTATTATACGAGAACCACCATTATCAAGTATTTTCTTTTTATAAACTATTTTTTTAGTAGTCTTATAGTTAAAGTACATTAACGTACAAGTATCACGAGAGAATACACTATTCTCATAGAATTGAGCTACATTAAAATAATCATACCAACTTTGGCTGTATTGAGTTATTTCTTGTAAATCCTCCTTAGTTAATTTTTGGTCAATTTTCATCAACTCACTAATAGGAAGAGTTTTAATCTCACCCCAATAAAAACAATCTTTAAAGTAAGGGTCTTCAGTATAACTATATACAACATTAGCAGGGTCAACATAAGAAATTTGAACACCTGTTCCTTGTAAGAACTCGTGCTTTGCTATAGATACACCAAGTACGGTAGCATCATAGTCAAGTCTCTTTCTAATATCTTCGTAATGATTTTCATCAAGTATAGTATTGATAGCTTCTTCTTCAGCTATTTCAATTGCAGGTTTATAGTTAAGCTGCATATATAGACTCAACTCTTCATCAGATTCAGGAAGTTTATCAGGATCCATAGTAAAAGGATTGTACCCTGTCTCTTCTTGTATTGTCTTTAACACAGGTTTTGCAACCATTTGCCCTTCAATCATATTTTGGTATTTACTCCTTTTTGATTGAGACATAGCGTCTTGAGAATATACTTTTACCTTAAACAATCTATCCGACATACCATTAACAACAATGTCAACGAATTTAGGAATTATTGGCACAGGTGTCCAATCTAAGTTTAAATATGATAAATCACCATCAATAGCTAATTCATTTTTATATTTTGCTACTGATTGTTCTCCTCTTGCATATAACCTAAGTCTATGAAATTCTTTCCATTGACTATAATATCTACAATTATTTCCATCCTTTCTAAACCATTCATATTGAATAGCTTGTCCAACTTGTAGTCCAAATTGTTCGGATGCTTTCTCCGCATCAGTAGCTAACTGACTTGGAAAGGCTGACGATGTAATATCGATTGTTAAGTTTTTCATCTAATTAATTCACTTGTTGTTCCATCATTTGAATACCTTGCGAAGTTAACAATAATTTTTGAATCTTTTTTCTCCGGCATATATAAATGCTTCTGATTAGCCATAATAGCTAATCCTGAACTTATAGATGCGTCAAATTTAGTTCTATCGTTAATATCAAATTTTGCCCAATCCTCCAAAGTTCTTGTAAAAGGCATTGTGCCCATACTATCATTATCTCTGTATGTTGAGGTAAAATCAATCCCTACATACCTTTCTATGTAAGACTCAATTGCTGAGGCGTGTGACTGCTTCACATCTTCTGAAGAGTTTGGTATTCCTCCAAGCTCTCTTTCAGTTTTTGTTAATTTATTATATTGTTTATCAGGTCTATTTAAACAGTACCCTCTATATCCTCTATTTTTAAAATGGTATAATAACCTTGGCTTATTGTTCTCAATTAAAATTGGCATACCATAAAAAACACAAGCCATCAATACTTCTTCAAAAAATATCTCAGCCGTTTGAGGTCTTGCTATGTATTCTAAGAAAAATTCATTAGAAGGTGCTTCATCCATATTAAACTTAGTAAGCCCGTGTAAAGAACCATTAGATCCTCTTCCTCCGACTACTGCTGATATATCATACGAGTCACACCCAAATGAACCTATATGCTCATTACCGGGGTGTCGCATTCCGTTTTTAAAATAGTGATTATTTTGTAAATGTTTTGCGGGTGTCCAACTAACTGAGAATCTACCTCTTGTATCAGGGGTAAATACAACCTCAGTATCTTTCATACCATCTCTCCAATGGAAAGAACCACGAGTAGTGTAGTGTTCTTTTATTAAGCTGTCGTTATAATCTATCTGTTGGTATATTTTTGTAAGATTAAATAAAGATTGTTTACTCTCATCTCTAAATGCGTGTGACTCTGTTCTTGGAAACTGACGATAAAACTCATTTAATGCATCAGCATCATTTTTAAGTGAATCAACCTCTGCTTCCCAATAATCAATAGCACCATTTTTAATCATCATACCATCAACTCCTTTAACAGGGTCTTCAGGTTTACGAAATATAGGCATACCATATAAATCTATAAATCCCTCCATATTCCATTCCATAGGAATAAATAGTGCATATAGACCACTTTTAGTTTGACCATTGGCATTACGAGTAGTAACTACTGAATCCTCAAACATATCTTTATAGTTCTGACCCCCTTTAGACAATGCATTTGAGGTTGAACCCATCATACACTTTCCAATTATCTTAGAACCTAATCGAAGACACGTTTTAGTTACTCGCCAATTCTCTTTAATATTATTTGGCTTAGTCCATTTACCGCTCTCATCATGTGCTAAGAATAAAAGTTTCTCCCCATCATAAGAGTTGTCTTCTGTATTCTTCCAATCTATTGATGTATCTAAGCCCTCTAT